CAGTGAATTTTCTTTTTATTTCTGAAATTGACTGCTCATTCAAGAAGGGTTCAAAAGTCTCATAAACAATACTGTTATTCCCGCGTGTAATATCTCTTAAAAGAATTAAGGCAAATTTTCTCATGATTGAGTAGCTTTCTTTTGATTGCGATTCTGGATATTTTAACAGTTTAATGTTTCCGTCAACTAGTGAATCTATTATTTTTTCTTTCTGTGGTTTTGTTAAGGAACTTAGAAGTGACAATTTTTGATTTGGGATCTTATCTGTAATTAGACTGGTGTATTTGTCTGGTTCTTGATTATCTTCATATCTGACAAGAAATACATTACCGTATAGGTTATATTCTATTCTTCCAACTCTACCAACTAAATTCTTGAATTCAACACCGCTCATAACCTTAAGCGCTCTTTTATAACTCATTATAAATAAGTTGTCAGCTGGGAGATTGACACCTTCTACTAAAGTGCTTGTACAAAATAGAGTCGTTATTTTTTGACTTCTATATAAATCTTCTATTCTCGAGCGAATATAGTTAGGTAAATATCCAACATGAAATGCTACGCCCTTTCTAATTAATTCTGGTAAGTAGTAGTCTCCATGAATATCATTTGCTATTAAATTAGCTAGTTTTTCTAGTTCGGGAATGTCGGTTTTTATTGGTAGATCATGTGAGAATTCTAATGCGAAATTTACTGCCTTCATTTTAGAATTGCAATAAACAATGCTCTGTTTATCTGAATTATTATTACCTAGAGTTCTTATTAACTGAATGTGATTCGAATCATCAAAGTAATCATCGTCGAAAAGATTAATGAATTCATCTGACATATTGTTATAAAGTGAAATATTGTTTTCTACTATATCTACCATATATTGCAAGTGACTAACTGGTGAGAATGTTGTTACAAGAGACTTTTTCTCCTTATTCTGAATATCAGGTATTAGTTTTAGATACTCATCAGGATTCGGTATGTTAGGTGAGGCAAATATAATTTTAGTTTTGCTTTCTCTATCACTTAACATACTTGTTACTTTGTAATAGAAAGCACTTCGACCGTCGTTGACAGATATTTTATGTGCTTCATCAACAAATAAATAATCAATGTTTATATCCGGGAAAGTAATGAGAAGATATAATAATCTTTCAGGAGTTAAAACGAAAATGTACTTATGATTATCTTTAAGTGCTAATGCACCTGAAGAATTTATTACAACATAATTTTTTTCGTTTAGGTTGTCTCTTAAGTCATCAATAATACTTGTGGTTATTTCGCTTATAAGAGCTTTTGTTGGAACCAGTATAGCAAAATTACCTGCACTATTGTTTAATATTTTTTCTTTTATAAATGTTCGTAGCAAGAATGATTTACCGAGGGATGTTGGTCCCGAATAGCTGAAATTATCTTCATCTAGTTTGTTATAAATAGTCTTTTGTGGATGAAAGAAGTATTTTCCTTCTTGAAATGGGATTTCTAAGTACTTTTTGTCAAATTTTGAGTATAGTTCATCAAGAAAGGATATATTGCTAAAATCGGTTTCAATTAATTCTAAACCTCTATAATTCCCAATTGTCTGAAGAACAGAGTGAGCGTAAAGTTTTACTTTTTGGTTGTCAGGATATAGCGAATACATTAGTGCAATCATTTGTTGTGCTAACTCGTTATGATTCTCTTTTTGATTTGATTTAGATAACAAGTCTGAAAATCTAAGAGCATCATCAATATTTATCTCTTTAGGTTGCTTGTTGGTTTTGTCAAATAACTTTAATGAATAATTATACGTTATTGCTGAGAATATCTCGTTTAAGTACTCGTTTGACAAAATATCAGAAAATATATCCTCACCTAAAGTTTGATTTCTTGGTCTAATCATTTAGTTCACCTCCAAAGAGGTATTCATTATAGTATCTTTGTCGTTCTCTGCATTTATCAGAGGAAGAACATAGAAGTAGAATGAATGTTGGTTGAGATTTAGAGATATTATCTTGTTTTGAATATGTGGAATAACCGATAGTATATCAGATTGCATACGATTCCGTATGAAACTTATAAATGCGTTGTTTGATAGTGAATTAGTACCGTCAAGAGAAATTGAGTATCCTATAAACACTCCAAATGAAGTGTCAGGGGTTGGAGTGGATGGTTTTTTTGGAAGCAATATCTGTTTTAGAAAACTAGTCGTTTGTGGATCAAAAGATGAGTCCAAGATATTACTATCGATAAGATTAATTTCATCAGTTAAATTTGATTTAATCTCAATAATTTGATCAAATGCGTTATCTACTGCAGATGAAATATCACTTACTATATCTGATGCACCAAAAGCTAATTGGTGATTTTGAACGTTTAAATTACCAGACATCAACAAATGAACTCCTGAACTTGCACTATTAAAGGAACCGTTCAATTTGTTAAGTTCGACCTTGCTTAGTATTTTTGGTGCTTTAAGTGCACATTCCAAGAAAGAGTAAACCATAATCTCTGAAAAATGGTCTCCTAGAGAAAATGATGGATTAATTCTTCGTAATTCGCTTATTGCATCAGAACCAAGATTTTCTATAGATCCATTAACTTCATATCTATTCCTTGTTGCACGTGAGAACACATATCGTCCAATATTGCTGTAAATAAAAGTATTGATATCTCTAAAATTGAACTCTTTATTTTGAAAACGCAAAGCGTATATTTTAACAGTTGATGGGTTCGGTGTTAATAAAGCACCTGGGTGATTTACTTCATAAAATGCATTGTCAAAGGTATCTTGTCTAATTGAATAAGTTAACTCAGTATCGACTTGTGATGGATTATCATTGAAGTGAATTTCATTTCTCCTATTGTCAAAAGAACTTACAAATGAAGTTCCGATTTCTGGAGTTCTTTCATTAGATACCCTTAAACAATACATAGTAATATTTGCAAGTAATATTGGTAACGAAAATGTAGAACTATTTATTATAATCCCTTTAGAGTAAGAACTATCATCACCAATTACTGTATTTTCTGGTAATATACTATCACTGGTAAGTATGTCTTTAATTGCCAGTATGATATTAGCAATTTTATCGGGAGCTAATCGCTTCGTTAAACCATTTTCATAAGAAATAGCCAAATCATTTACATCTCCGTTAAACGCAGTTGTAGATAAATTGGAAGGTATATTTTCTGTGCCATTTTTATACCTTGTAATCGTTGCTCTATCATCATTAAAAGAATTACCATTAAGAAACAATGGCCCTATCACACTTCTAAATAGATCTTCTTGATTACCTCCAGATTTTGCTTGAGATAGAATCTTAAAATAAGAACTGAAACATAGCTTTTTCATATACCTATTCCTCCTCAAAGCGAATCTCTATAATATCGCCAATATTACACTTAAGCAATTTGCATATTCTTGCTAGGACTTCCAATTTGACTGGGAGTCCTTTTCCAATTTTTGCCATAGTTGATGATGAAATTTTTGCCTGAACCATTAAGTCTTTTTTCTTGAGGTCATTATCTATCATCAATTTCCATAAACCATTGTAGCTATAGGTCATAGAAAACACCTCCTTAATTAATTTAAATTATATCATATAAAATAATTTTTTTGAAATCACAAAGAAAATATTTGCATTTGTAAAGAATCAACAAAAAATCAACAAAGAATCAACAATACACCCGTTTTTTAAATCGTGTAGTGGATTTATACTTAAATCGAACTAGGAGTTAGCTAACCTAGATAGTACTTCACAACCCTCATGAAGTTGATCACATTGAAGTACTAAAACAATTAAATACTACAGTTCATTCTAATGTGAAGAGTGGCCTGTAAATTGAAATGGATGTAGAAATCCGTTCTCTTTACTACGCCACTAAACTGCCTAAATTATGAGAAGAGTGCCTCCATTTCAGAATACAAATCTGATCTGGAGGTATTTTTTATGAAATTATCAAAAGAAGTTAAGAACCAAAATCCAAAACTTTATGGTTATGGAAGTCTACAAGAATTACAGAGTGATCCAACTAATGATCTGAAACATTGGATTGCTATTACGGATGGTGACGGTGATTTCAGATTCATTCCTTGCACTGAGGAGTATTTCCATTGGCACAGGAATGAAGAACGTAATGAAAGACGAAGACAAGATACTGAGTCACGCTGCATGATCCCTTCAAAGAAATTTGGGCTTGTTAAATGTAGAGCTGATTGTAAACAATGCCTAATGGCTAGAAAAGGTCGACCTATATCTATGGATTATATGTTTGACAATTACGAGTTCGAGTTTGCTGATGATTCTTATAAGGAAGAGCGGGAGAAAGAAGTTGAACAAGAACAAGCTAGTCTTGTGTGGAATCTAGTAAACGAGTTAGAACCAACAGATCAACAGATATTAAAACTATTCAATGATGGAAAAACGGATGCTGTTATAGCTGAGATAGTTAAGAAATCCAGAAGCATGGTTCAAGAGAGAAGAACGAAACTTATTAAACTATTGAAAGAAAAAATAAAAAAATATGAAGAATAACCGGCAAAGCAATAGTTACCTCGCCATATATCCAGTGAAGGAGGTTTTTAAATGAAAAAGGAACCAATAGCCAAGAAACCTTTTCTCACTGATAAGGATTTAGCTGAAGCATTGCTTCTAATAAGTGAAGCAGCTAAAACATTGGCACTGGAAGTAATGTTGCTACCAGAAGACACAAGTAAAGGAGATGAAAAAGATGTCAAGAAGTCCAACAATTCACAGTAGAAAGTATAGTCCGAGCAAAAGTTCCATATGGCTCAATTGTCCACTAAGCACTTTCTATAGCGATAACAAAAATCAAGAAACAAGTCCACAAGCAGAGTTTGGAACACAATGCCACGAGTTAGGTGCAGCACTCATCAGTAAATCACTCAACTTAATCGACTATGATAGTGAACCCAAACCAATCGATGAGCTGATACAAGAACTCGATATGTATTCAGATGATATGCAGAGGATTGCGGATGGATATGCGGATTATGTAATCAATCTAGTCGAGTTTGAAAAGAAGCAATCAGGTCAAGATCCATTTGTAGTAATCGAACAACATTTAGATATGGATTTCGATGAAGATGCAAGAGGAACCTTAGATTGTGGAATCATTTCATCGATGAATGGTGGAACGTTAACTGTGATTGATTTAAAAACAGGACGATTACCGGTGTATGCATTTGACGGTGAATCCGATTCTTTTAATTCACAACTTGGCATCTATGCACTCTATTTCTACAAAGTTTATAAAGATTTATATCCAATCAAAAGAGTAAGGCTCGTAATTTATCAGCCAGTTATCAATAACACCAATGAGTACGAGATGGATTTAGAAGAATTATTAAAGTTTGAAACAGATGTACTATTACCAGCAGTTGAAAAAACTAAGGATGATTATCGAGTTGGTAAGACTGGTAAACATTGTAGGTACTGCTCTGGACGATTTATGTGTTTTAAGAGAGGAGAAGAATTTATGGAAACATATGCAGGATTAAAACAACCTTTATCGTTTCTGTCTGATGAGACGATAGAAGAACTACTACCAAAAATGGATGAGTTTATACGTTACGCAGAAGATTTGAAATCTGTTGCTATGAAGAAAGCTATGAAGGGACATGTATGGGACGGTTTCAAGTTAGTACATTCAAGAGTAACTAGAAAAATAGCAAATGAAACAGGTTTAATCGAAAAGTGTCAAGAGTTAGGGATTGATCCATTTGTATCACGAAAAGTAGCGGGAATAACCGAATTAACGAAACGAATCGGTAAAGACAAAGTGAATAGTGTAATTGGTCCATACATCACTTTACAAACAGGAAATATTATCTTAGTACCAGAAACGGATCCTCGTGAAGAGGCAACAACTTTTGAAGAAGGAGAAAAATAATTATGTTAAACATTATTGAAGGTAAAGAAAAAAGACCATTAAAAATCGTTATATATGGTCCTGAAGGAATAGGTAAATCTACATTTGCAAGTAAGTTTCCAGATCCATTGTTTATCGACACTGAAGGCGGAACAAGTAGTTTAGATATCAGAAGAATTAAGTGTAATAAATCATGGAACGAATTATTGTCAATCGTAAAAGAAATTCATGATAATCCACACATTTGTAAAACAGTTGTTTTAGATACTTCTGATTGGTCTGAAACGTTATGTACAAATGCAGTGTGCGAGAAGTACAGAAAGAACAATATTGAAGATTTTGGCTATGGAAAAGGCTATGTGTATTTAGTTGATGAATATGCTAAATTACTCACCTTATTTGATTCATTGATTGAAGTCGGAATCAATGTGGTTATTACAGCACATGCAAAACCTAGAAAGTTTGAATTACCAGAAGAACAAGGCTCATTTGATCGCTATGAGATGAAGCTAACAAAACAAGTGTCACCATTGATAAAAGAGTGGGGAGATGCCTTATTCTTTGTTAACTACAAGATTTATGTCATTACAACAGAAACAAACAAACGAAAAGCACAAGGTGGGAAACGTGTTTTATATACAACCCATACACCTACACATGATGCAAAAAATAGATTTGATTTACCTGAAGAACTAGAACTCGATTTCTCTGAGATAAAACACCTCTTTGAGATTTATGATGTACCTCAAGATCAAGTGATGGATTATGATCCAAAAGACATTACAAGTAATTTATATCTTGAAGAGCTTAATAAGATGATATCTGAGGCTGAAATTAAAGAAACAGATATTCAGAAGATAGTGGCTGAAAAAGGTCACTACAAAGAAACAGATTCAATTGAGAATTACACAGACGATTTTATTACAAGATGGATTATTCCTAATTGGAAAAAGATCGTAGAAACTATAAAAAATAAAAAAGGAGAACAATAATCATGAGTGAAAACAAAGATATGATAATGGGATGGAACGATTCCATTGAAGAAGACGGTATAGATTTTGTCATCCTACCAGAAGGTGATTACAACTTTATAGTGACTCACTTTGAACGCGGTAGATTTCCAGGAGGACCAAAGGTGCCTGGATGTAACAAAGCAGCTATTACAGTAAAAGTAGAAACCAAAGAAGGCACTGCTAACGTGAAATTTGATTTGCTACTATATCGCACATTAGAGTGGCGTATTTCAGGATTCTTTAGATGTATTGGTCAGAAAAAACATGGTGAAAAATTAACGATGGATTGGAATAAAGTTGTAGGTTCTAAGGGTCGTGCACATTTTAAACAAAGATCATATATAAACTCTCAAGGTGATGAAAGAGTAGTAAATGATGTTGATCGTTTTATAGATTACAAAGAAGAGTTCTTTATTCCTGACGATCTTCCATTCTAGGAGGACTTAGCTATGGAACTTAGACCTTATCAAAATGAAGCAGTTGATGCGATTCGAAACGAGTGGTTAGAGGGTCATCAAAAGACATTATTAGTGCTTCCAACAGGTACTGGTAAAACAATCGTATTTTCAAAGGTTGTTGAAGAAGAAACAAAAGATGGAAGTAATGCCTTAATACTTGCACATCGTGGTGAACTCTTAGATCAAGCAACAGAAAAATTAAAAGCAACAAGTGGTATGGATTCGGCTTTGGAAAAAGCTGAGTCCACTGCCATTGGCTCATCTAAACAAGTAACTGTCGCATCTGTTCAAACTCTATCTCAACTTAAGAGATTATCTAGTTTCAAAAAAGATTATTTTAAGACAATCGTAGTTGATGAAGCACACCATTCAATGAGTGATACATACCAACGAATACTAACACATTTTGATGGTGCAAATGTTTTAGGAGTAACTGCAACACCAGATAGATCTGATCAAAAGAATCTAGGAAAGTATTTTGACTCAAAAGCATATGAATACTCACTACACCAAGCAATTAAAGAAGGATACTTAACACCTGTAAAAGCTCAAATGATACCTCTTGAATTAGATATTCAAAGTGTTGGTGTATCAAACGGAGATTATGCAGTTGGTGAAGTTGGATCCGCTTTAGAACCTTACTTAAACCAAATAGCTTTGGAAATGCTAAGTTTCTGCAAAGGTAGAAAGACGGTTGTATTCTTACCTCTAGTAAAGACTTCTCAAAAGTTCTGTGAACTGTTAAACCTACATGGAATAAGAGCAGCTGAAGTAAATGGTAACAGTAAAGATAGAGATGAAGTTTTAGCAGATTTTGAAGCTGGCGAGTATGATGTTTTATGTAATTCAATGCTTCTTACAGAAGGTTGGGATTGTCCAGCGGTGGACTGTATTGTTGTATTAAGACCAACAAAGATAAGAAGTTTATATCAACAAATGGTTGGTCGTGGTATGAGATTGCATCCAGGTAAAACAGAGTTGTTATTACTAGACTTTTTATGGATGACAGAACGCCATGATTTATGTAGACCTTCAGCACTGGTTTCAAAAGATGTAGAACTCGCAAAACGTATTGATCAAAAAATGATGGATAACGAAAGTGGTATTGATTTACTTGATGCAGAAATGGAAGCAGAAAAAGATGCTATCCAAGAACGTGAAGATGCTCTTGCAAGAGAACTCGCTTCAATGCGTAAGAAAAAATCGAAACTTGTAGATCCTATTCAATATGCATTCTCTATATCAGCAGAAGACTTAGCAAACTATGAACCTACATTTATGTGGGAGATGGGTCCTGCAACTGATAAACAATTGAAGTATTTAGAAAATCATGGAATCCACC